CAAGAAGAGAAGAACCAGTCTCAAGAAGAGAAGAACCAGTCTCAAGAAGAGAAGAACCAGTCTCAAGAAGAGAAGAACCAGTCTCAAGTAGAGAAGAACCAGTTTTAAGAAGAGAAGAACCAGTTTTAAGAAGAGAAGATCCATTCTCAAGAAGAGAAGAACCAGTTTTAAGAAGAGAAGAACCAGTTTTAAGAAGAGAAGAGCCATTCTCAAGAAGAGAAAACTCATATGAAAGAAGAGAAGATTCATTTCCAACAAGAGAAGAACTAGTTGAAGAGGAAGAACTAGTTGAAGAGGAAGAATCAAGTATGAGTGCATTCTTCAAAGGAATCAAAAATTTTATTACACCAACATCTGATGATGAAGAAGATACTAATGTAGAAGATATTAATGTAGAAGATACTAATGTAGAAGATCCTAATGTAGAAGTTCCTAATGTACCCCAACATCCTTTTTATACTAAAAATCAAATTTCACCTTTAATAATTAATAAGGGATTCGATAGAGGTAATTTACACAAAGTAAAGATTATTGATGGAGTACAATATAAAGAGTTTGAAGAATATAATCAAGGTGTTAGATGTATATTACAAACATGTTCTTTGATTTGGGAAAGAACTGACTGGACTACTGTAAGTAAAAACAAGGACTAAATCATATGTGTATTATTTAATAGCTATTTATATAATATTACCAATAGTTTATTAACATCATTCTAATTTTAACCATTAATATATTTAATTAATGAAAAATATACATATGTAACTTTTTCTTCAAATTCTACTTTTTACTCTAATCTATTGGATATCTTATTATTAATATCTTATTATATTTAATGAGATATCCAATAGATTATAGTATTAATAATTTAAAATATTCAAATACTCAAGGCAATGTAGGGAGTGAATTTAACGATAAAATAAAAAATTTATTAGTTTTACAAGGTCCAAGTGAAATAAAAACTAAAGTATCATTAATTGAAAAAAATAAATCCAACACTGATATATCCACCATAAATGAAATTAAAGATCTATTAAAGAAACAAAAAGAAAGAGACCCTAGAATATTTAATCAAATTATAGATGAAGCTTATGGTAATGGATTAACTAATACATTTAATAAATATATGGAAAAAACTAATTTAAGTAAAGAAGAAATTAATCTACAAATAGAAAGAATAGATAAATATACTCATAATATCGATTTAGAATTAACAATGTTAGCGACTAAAAAATACTATGACCGAGTCAGACCATCCATCCTATCAAAGGACCTATTTAAAAATGGCATTATTGATACCGAATTAAAACCATGGATAAAAATCCCTACTCATCCCGCTTATCCTTCCGGGCATGCGACACAAACTATGTACTTGGCCACAATTTTAACACATTTTGATAAACAAAATAAGGATATATACGAACAAGCAGCTGATGAAATCGCTAGTAATAGAGAAATAGCTGGACTACATTATCGTAGTGATTCATTAGCAGGTTATGAATTAGGTAGGAAAATAGCAAATAAATTTATTGATAATAACTTTACACCATTGAAGATTTAAAAATGGCACTTTTTAATCCATTTGACTAGCAAATTTTTATTACTTCTATTTCTGTTTTATATCGTTTTGTTAAATCTTCAATTGTGTAAATACTAGTACGTATTTGGATGGTAAGAAATTTTAAAATATAAATATTATTTTTTTAATATTTATATTGCAATTTTATTATTAAATAGGTATTTCAAATGAATACTCTGTATAGGTATTAGACATAACTGTCATCTTGGCAATCACGTCACTAACCGTAATTTTATATTGTTGTTTCCTATCACGAACTCGTACACATACAGTATTTGATAATACTTCTTCCTCTCCAACTACTAATATTAAATTATATTGAGAAAGCTGTGCTTCTCTTACTTTTTTACCAAGTGTATGTGTACTAGCATCCACATCTACATAAAACCCTGCATTATGTATACTTTGTTGTACATCACATGCATAATCATTAAACTTTGGATCAATTGGTACTATCATACATTGACGAGGTGATATCCAGAAAGGCCATTTACCCGCCCAATGCTCTGTTAATACTGCAGCCATACGTTCAACCGAACCTAACATTGCACGATGTATCATCACAGGTCTTGCAAAAGAATCATCTCCTTCGCCTCCTTGTGTTTTATATTTCAAATCAAATCTTATTGGTAATTGAAAATCCAATTGTACCGTTGCACATTGATGAATACGATTCATCGCATCAAAGACTTTGATATCAATCTTTGGTCCATAGAAAGCACCATCACCAGGATTAACTTTCCAATTACCTGGACCTGCAAACTCATCGAGTGCAGATGATAGTTCCGCTTCTGCTTTATCCCATACACACTTGTCACCTAGAGCCTTTTTTGGTCTTGTTGATAACTCTAATTTGTACGTCATGCCAAATGTAGTATATACAAATCTCATAAAATCAAGTGCTCCTAATACCTCCTCTCTAATTTGGTCATCTCGACAGAATATATGAGCATCATCTTGTTGAAATCGACGAACTCTTGTTAATCCTGTGAGTGCTCCAGATAACTCGTTACGATGTAATGTACCAAAGTCTGCAATACGCATGGGTAGTTCTTTATACGAACGAATTCGATTACCAAATAGTAGACAATGACATGGACAATTCATTGGTTTCATGCCAAATTCCTGTCCTTCTACGTCAAAGATAAACATACTATCACGGTAATGTTGTGCATGTCCTGATTGTTCCCATAATTTTAAATTAAATACATTTGGTGTGATAACCTCTTCATATCCACGAGACCAATATTGTGTCTTAATAAAGTCAATCAGTTTATTATAAATACGCGCGCCATGTGGTAACCAAAAACAACTACCAGGTGATAATTGATGAAAGAAAAATAGTTCTTGAGATGTACCGAGTACTCTATGATCTCTCTTTTTAGCTTGTTCTTGGAATAATTTCCATTCTTTTAACATCTTGGTATCTGGGAATGCAATCCCATATACACGTTGTAATGGATCATTTGTTACCTGTCCTAACCAATTAGTAGATGAGGTTTTAGTAGCTGCAAATGCTTTAATCTTCCCAGTATTAATAATATGTGGTCCCATACACAAGTCTATCAGCGGTCCGCATTTATATACGGTTGTTAATGAACCATCGGGTACTTTATTTATTATAAGATTAACTTTGAATGGATTAGAACTAAACATTTCAAGTGCTTGTTCTTTTGATATAACTAAACGTTTGAACTCATGTTTTTGTTTGCATATATTAGATGCATATGATTCAATCATCTTGAGATCCTCATCAATAATTGATATGTTACCCATATAGGTATCATAGTAAAACCCATCTTTTAATGCAGGTCCAATTGTTAAATGTGAACCAAATACACCTTCTATTGCTGCTCCTAAGACATGAGATGAAGAATGCCAAAATACATTCTTTGCTTCTGGGTCGTCAAACTTTAACAATAAAAGTTTACAGTCGCCAACTAATGGGCGACACATGTCCCATAATTCTCCATCATCCAATTGTTCGTTTTCCTCATCTTCATCACATGCTACAATAATATCTGTATCAAGCTTTGTAGTATAAACTACTTTTGCAATAATAATTGATTCAGCTAGTCCTTTTGAAATACTATTTGCAATATCCATCGGTGTTGTCTTAAATGCAAATCCTTGCTTGATATCTCCATTTGGAAGAGTTATTGTAATTTCTGTATCTGGCAAAGTAGCAATTGACAATTCTTTTTCTGTGTACCAAAGTTCAAATAAATCTGTACGTTTACTAAAACATTTAAGATCATTACTGCGAATGAACTCTCCGCCAATCAATCCGGTACTAACCATTCGGTTATTTTGTGGTTCTATTATATTATTTATAGACATTATTATTAATAATATTATTAGCATCTTAAATCATTTTGATTTTATAAAAAAATTAATAGTAAAGAAATTATGTTTATTTACAATTACTTCCATCTTCATAACATGGATAATTTATTTCAGTCCATGTATTTGGTGTTGCCCACGCGCAATCTTTTTCTAATCCTAGTTGACCCATCTTAATTCGCATGTATCCCATTTCACCAAAATATTCGCCCCAACTATTTCTTACTATCCAATAACCGGAACCGTCTGTAAAATCACCCCATCCAACAATTGATACTACGTGATTAATCATACTTCTTTCACGTGGATTATCAAATATACCACCAGTATATTCTAATACAGGTTCAGCATTCATACCACACGCAATGGGTCCATTTTTGTAAATTTCTGCCATAATATTAGAAATACCAGATACTGATCCAGTATTTGATATTGTTACATTTGGATAAAATGTAATTGGTTCGCATGTACCATCATTAGAACTAAAGGTCGAACAAGTCTTACATACATTCGTAGGTGTACAAGTTGTCATATCACTTGCACCTTGGCAAAATCCTTCTGTACTTTCACTTGAACAAGCAATATATGTTTGACAAGTATCAAATGGAACACTATTCTTTTTTACAAAATTATATGCACCGTGATGAGAACCACCATGACATGAACCAACAGTTAATCCACCGCAGTTTAGAATAGTTTGTATAGATAGATTAATATCTGTACCTGATGCATTTCTTGCAATTTTAACTCGGTCGGCAAGTGCACTCATTGACCCATGTGCCCAACATGAACCACAGTATTGTGGAATGTGTTGATTAAGCATTTTAGTTACGTATGATTTTCCATTAATATTTCGCCAATCGAAATTTGTGGGAAAGTCCATATCTTCATGTATTACAGATAAAGATGGATGTTCATCTGATGGTATATATTCGTTAAAATATCCGAATGATACTGTTAATAGTGATAATAGTAGTATTGTTTTTAGCATTATATATTAGTAATATCAGAACAAGAATTATATAAATCAATATTTTTATTGGTGCTATTCAAGAAATCACTTCGTAAAACCTTGAATAGCTCACCACTAAGTTTTTATATATTTTTATTTCATATATTTTTTCATCCTATCATAATCTCTTTCTTTATTTCTTGATATCTTCTTATCTCGAAAATTATTAGTTTTGATTGTTTTATAATTTGTATTTACTACTGTTGAATCATTATTTTTACAAGATAAGTTTTGTGTTTTATTGTGTACTTTTGTATTTAATGTTTTTTGATAATTATTATTTATTTGCATATCGCGCAATGACATTATTATATTATATTATATTATTTATATTATCATATTTCAATATTTTATAACTGTAAAAATACTATTTAAACTTTACATAGTATTATTCGCTTACGCTAATGAAAGAATCATTTTATTCACAGTCTATAAGATTATAATCTAAATCAAAGCATGCCAAAATACAATCATCATTCTTACACTTGTCTAATAAGTGTGTATTCTCCAAAAAGAGTGTAAGTGTTGTATTAAAAAAATGTGTTTTCATCTATATTATTCTGTTCTTGTATACATGAACCATGTTTCGTCCACTCATGTTGCCATATCTCAAACCTTTTTTATTTTTTATGATGACTAAGTCGGCGTTTTAAATGTTAAAAGGTGTAAAAAATATATTCTATCTATTAATAATGAGTAACTATTTATTAAAACTTTTAAAAAATGACCCTCAAAAATTAATTAATAACCTATCTAATATTAATCAGAATGAATTATATACAAGATACTTTTTAAATAATACAATTTTACATTTAGCAGCAATTCATTATCCACTATTTATCGACGCAGTATTTGATTTACTACATATTGTTCCAGAAATGAATTATAATATGTTATATAATCATAGAAATTTCTTTGGATATACATGGCTTCATATATTATGTCAATATAATATGAAATATTATAATTATTTAAAAGATTTCATTCAAGCTGATTTAATAAATATGAAAGATATAGTTGGTAATACATGTTTACATATTATATCTAGATTTAATCCAGAATATTTAGAAACCTTTCTTAAAAATCCACATATCAATAATAATCTACTTTTTAGTAAAGATATACTTGGAAATACTTTCCTTCATACTTTAAATTACTATAATCCTGAACATTACAATAAAATAGAGAGGTTATTCAATAATAATATTATTGACATTAAAAATATAATTGACATTAAAAATATATTTGGAAATGAATGTTATAACTATTTTCAAGAGTATTAAATGATAAATATTTATTTTTAAACTTTATAAGTATTGTTTAAAAATAAAAATTAAATGATAAATATTTATTTATTCTAATTCCTGTTGTTTACTAGAGAATTCTATTATTTTAGAAATACCACCTGAAAGAAACATTCCAATAAATCCAACTACAGCAAATATAATTGCATCATTTTTATTTCTACAATAATTCTTAAGATCATTTTCGTTATACATATTTAATAATGTATATAATGGTAAAAAGAATAATGAAAATGCTAATGTATCTCCAACAACTGGCATTTCATAAAGTTTCTTGAAATATGGACCAATGAATGGTAGATATGGTAGACCATATGTTAATATTGTTATTGCTAATTGCATAATACCGGCTTGTCCAATACTCTTGACAAATACCATAAATTTACTAGATTTATATTTTTCACATAATTCACATCTAGATGAGAAAACTCTAATCATAATTGGGAAATAAATAGCAGAGAAATTACCAAACATCCTAATGAGTAATTTGTTTGGAAAAATGTATTTTTCTGACATTGAACTACTTAGGTATTTTATTAATATAGAAAATATTATAAATATATCATAACCTGTTTGTTTCAGTTTACCCTTTCCTAATTTTCCAGATTTAGCTATAAATGCTGGTATAAGACCACCAATAGGTAATTGAAAAATAGGAAATAGTGTCCATAGGTCTTTCATTGATCCGTCTAAAAATTGAGTTCTTGTCAATACATCACCAAATGGTATTAATCCATTAACAATTGCATTATGCCACCCCATACTTTTACCTCTTAGAAAAAATATAGATAATAGTGAGAGAATAAACACAATAACTACAACCGAATTTTGTATTAATATATCGCTTACTGTTTCGCTCATTTATATATTATAATACATTATATAAAAATATTATCGGAAAATTTATTAAAATTTTAATAAATTTAAAGTAATTTATAAGTTATCCTGCTAAATCTTCATAACTAGGCATATCTGCATATTTTAAAGAATGCTTTAATTTTCCTACTACTAAAAGACAAACCATACCTACTATAAACGTGTATAAAGAATAATCTTGAAATCCACAAAATGTTTTAACATTGTTTTCATTCAACATATTACATAAAACATATGAAAACATATAAAATAGAAAGAAAGCATTTTTCTCACCCACTAGGTCTGTGAATGGTTTTACTTTTGGTAGCATAAGAAGTATAACGAGTCCAGCTAAATATATTATACCTGATTGTCCAAATGTTTTAAAAATTGCATTTTTTGTTTTATCTTGTTTACAAGTAGGTCTTTTTGGATGAAAATTCCTAATTATAAATGGTAATAAAATAGCAAAATAGGTACCAATGAAATCAACAAGAAATCTATTACCTGGAGCTATACTACCACAACTTGCTCCAATATCAATAAAATGACTAACAATAAAAAATAAAAATACAAATATATCAAACGGGGAAGATATTAGTCTTCCCTTATTTATCATTTTATATTTCATCATAATTAAAGGGACTATACTAAATAAAGGGAGTTGAAATACAGGAAACAATGTCCATATATGGTCTATTGATCCCTTCAAGTAAAAGACTCTCAAAAAAAAATCACTAAATGGTATTAGAGTGAAAATAAATAATTTATACCAAGAAAGTTCCATTTATTAAACTATATCATATCCTATATTTTATTTTTATAGTATATTTCTTAATAATAAATTACTAATTAAATATAATTTGTTCAGGTAATTCTCGATTGTTATACTTTGATGCCATTACAAAACCATATGCTCCTGTATTAGTTACTACTAAACTATCATTTAATTGAATATTATTACTAACCATTAAATTCTTAATTAAGACATCACCTGATTCACAAATTGGACCTACAACTGTTACTAATTCTTCTTCATTATTATCTTTAAAATAGATTGGATGAATTGCAGAATACAATGCAGGTCTTATTAGGTCCGTCATACCAATATTTGTACCAATAAATTTTGTATTATTCTTTACCTTTATTTGTGTAACTTTACCCCAGATAATACCTGATTCTGCAACAATAAATCGACCTGGTTCAATAAAAATTTTTATATCTTTTTTCAAACTATTTTTAAGAAGCCCTATTTCCAAATTTAACTTTTGAAAATCAATTACATTTCCAATTCCAAATCCGCCACCAATATTAAACCATTCAATATTATTTATAGAATCTGGTAACTTATTGTAAATATCTGCTATTAGTTTCATATTATTTGTCCAATGTTTATAATCAGTTATACCACTACCCATATGTGAGTGTAATCCAATAATCTTGATGTTATTACTAACTAACAAATCTAAATTAGATATAATATCATCGGGTGTGACACCAAATTTAGAGTCTTGTCCTTGAGTTATTACTTTATTACAATGACCAAAACCATAATCTAAATCTAATCTAATTCCAAGTTTTCTACCTCTGAATACGTGAGGATAAGCTTTAATCAGACTTAGATTATCAATTACAGTAATTATATTAAATTGACTATTTGTATTATTAATAATTTGATAATAATCATCAATTGAAGCAAAATTCGGAGTAAATAATATATTGATGTTTTTATTAGTATCTTGTAGGATTTTTAGTATTAAAGATATCTCTTGAACAGAAACGGTTTCAATTCCTAATCCTTCTTCTAAAACAGTATCTAATATTGATTCATTATTATTTGCCTTCATGGCATAATAAATTCTATCTATATTATTCATAGTCTTGAGTATATTAATGTTTTCTCTCACTATATCTAAATTATATAAATATTTACAATCTTTTGGTCCTTCCATGGTTAATAGTTTATTCCACCAAATATCCTTATTTGTAATCTTAAAGTTATTATAAGGAAATACTATTTGATGTAATTCTTGAACTAACTTATTTGATATTTCTGTATCAACTATGAAAGAAAGAGTCATATCATTAGAAGAATAACTAGTTAATTTAATATCAAATAATAAAATTGAATTCATAATATTATTTAATTTATCATATTTTTTAATATTTTCGCCAACAATTGATACACAACTACAATTATATTCGACATTAACATTATAAAATTCTTGTAAAGATTCTTTTAATCTTTCTAATTTTTCTCTATCTGTATCATCTGTAGTTGTTGTAATATCAAATTGTGATGTATTTATTATATTAACATCAACATTAAAATCTTTAAACTTGGAAAATATATCATAAACAAATCCATAATTATTCCACATGTTTAATGATTCTATTTTAAAAACAGTCACATTCTCTTGAGAGGTAATTGAATATATTCGTTTATCTGTATTGCCAATATTATTTTCAATAATAGTATTATTATCATCATAATTAAATGTATTTCTTATTTCAATTGGAATATTTTTTTCTTTACATGGTTTAATACAATAAGGATGAAGTACATTCGCACCCATTGCTGAAATTTCTTGAGCAGCATCATAACTGATTGAATTAATTATATTAACGTTATCTAATTTATTAGGATCACCAGAATAAATACCATTAACATCTGTCCATATTTGATAAACATAAGAATTTAATGATGCAGCAATAATAGAACCAGTTGTATCGCTACCTCCTCTACCCATTAAAGATACATCACCGCTCATATTGGAACCTCTAAATCCAGGAACTACAATTATATTATAATTTTTAAATTTATCAATTAACACTGTACTTTTTACACTGAATTCACCTTTATTATAAATATTAATATTCTCTGAATTACATTCAATAAAATTTAATGCATCAAGATATGTTGAATTTATTTTATTCTTTTCTAAAAAGGTATTCAGTATTTTAGCAGTAAAAGTTTCACCGATTGATATCATAATAATCTTCTCTTGTAATTCCAATTCTTCTTTATTAATTAAAAGTAGTATGTATTTTATTTCATTTTCTAAAAAATAAAGACTCTCCAAGCCAAGTTCTAACCCTAACTTGAAATTTGGATCGAATATATTTTTATTAAACCAATCTATCTTGTCAATTGTTGAAAATAATTTAAAATTATCCACTAAATGAATTAATTTGTTGGTAATATTTTTCATAGCAGATACGACTATAACTGTTTTATCGACTGATAATTCAGATACTGATAATTCAGATACTAATAATTCATATCCTAATTTAGTTTGTGAAGTACCGCCAAGTTTTATTACTTGTGTTTTTAGTAGATTTTTCAAATTCGACATATAAAAGTGTTTAAAACTAATTTCTAAATCAATTTTAGTTTTAAATACTTATAACTTGAATAATATTGGAATTATAAAACATAATATATAGAATATTAATGCTATTAGAATTAAGGAGTTTCTTTTATAACCAGTAAACCAATAAGTTTTTTCAGGATTATATAATTTTAAATATACATAGAAAAAACAAATAGAAAAGATAACTGACCATATAATATCATTTGAATTTCTAAATATTAATAGTTGTTTTTCTATTAATAATATATAAAATAATGGGAGAAGGTGGAATATATAATTAGATAAATTTATATATATAGCGTCAAAAATAGGATATTCCTTCAATATATTATATCCATATGTATTTAATAGATAATAACCAACAATTGAAGTAGTCAAAATTAAATTCTGTGAACATAATAATACATAATATGGAATATAACTCTTAAAAATAATTGTTAAAATAAATAAAACGATACACCAATTAGTAAAAAATTCTGGTATCTTAGTTAGTAATAATTTTAAATCTAAATAAAATTTACTCATATTATTACTTTAGATTCTATATATATTAGATGAAGCTATTGGAATATTAACTAATTCATTTAATTTATTTCTTACTTCTTCTGATTGAATTCTAACTAGTGGTAATCTAACTGAATCATCAGTTGCTAAATTATACTTTACCATTAAATATTTGAGAGGAACAGGATTGGAGTCAATGAACAAATTTTTAAATAGAGGATATAGTGTTTTATTTAATTTGGTTGCCAACCTAAAGTTATCCGTTTTATAAAGGTCAACTAATGCCAAGATATGTTTTGGAAGTAAATTAGAAGCAACACTTACTACACCACAAGCTCCAATACTCATTAAAGGCAATGTCAATGAATCATCACCAGAAAGTATGACAATATCACATAGACTCATAATTTCTAAAGATTGTGAAATACTACCACTTGCTTCTTTAATTGCTTTGATATTATCAAAACTATTGTACAAGTTGGCTATAATCTCTGGTTTCATAGATACACCAGTTCTAGATGGTATATTGTATAACATAATTGGTTTATCTCCTAATAATTGCGCAATCGTAGAAAAGTGTTGGTAAATTCCTTCTTGTGAAGGAGTATTATAATAAGGAACAGTTGCCATCACAGCATCACAATAATCTTTAAATTTAAAAGCACTTTCTAAAGTTGTTTTAGTATTATTACCCCCAATACCAACTATAATATTTATTTGACCATTAAAATTTTCCCAAGCAGTCTTAACAATACTTTCTTGTTCAATTTCACTCAAGGTTGATATTTCACTTGTAGTACCAAGTAGAACTATATTATTAATATCTGAATCAATCTGATATTGAATCGAAGAAACTAATTGTTCAAGATCAACACTACTATCTTTGAAAAAAGTAGGAATTACGGTATATACGTCAGTAGTAAAATGCATTACAACCTGATAAAATAAAATCTTAAATATAAATTACTCAATTTTTTTTTCTTTTAACGATATCTCCATATTTTTTTTAATAGCTTCTAAATCCTTCTCTAACTTGGTTTCTAATTTTTGTTTATTCTCTTCAAATGTTTGATAACTTTTTTCTAACTTTTTATCTTTAATATTAGTAATATTATTAACTTCATCTTTATTATTTTTCTCTAACTCTTTTAATTCTTTATCATAATTTACAAAATATTTTGAAGTATCTAAGATGAATTTATCTTCTACATTATCTAACTTTCTATTAGATTCTAATTCTAAGTTAGAAAGATTAGTTTTTATCACAGTTTCATATTCCTTCTTTATTTTAGATAAATTATTATTATGTTCTGTATTTATATTTTTGATGGTATCATTATACTCGGTAACTAATTCTTCTAATTCCATTTTAGTATTATTTAGTTTATCATTTTGAGTTTTACGTGTTTCATTCTTTTTATCATTGTAATGTGTTATTCTTTCTTCTTTTTCTTTATTATTCTCTTTATTTAATATTTCCTCTTCTAAAGTTTGGTTAGACTTTAATTCTGATTTTGCAATGGAATCTCTATTATTTAAATATTCTTCTTTCTCTTTGTTAGTCTTATTTATTTCATTTATAGATCCTTCAATATCACTAACTTTTTTAATCATATCATATTCTATTTCAAATTCTTTTATTTTTTTTGCTCTGGATAACTCTATATTTTTAGAAATTTCAACTTTGATTTTTTTATTTATATCTTCTAACTCCTTTTCTAATCTAGTTTGGTCGTTATTAAATTTAGTTTCGACATCATTCATAATTTTCTTGATTTCTTCTTCTTTATTAGTTTCTTCATTATTATGAACATTAATTACCTTTTTTAATAAATTATTTTTATTATATAACTCATCTGTGTATATTTTAACATTATTATCAAATACTTTAATCTTATTAAACATTTCTTCATTTTTAAGATTAATATTCTTCTCAATATCTAAATATTTAATATCAACATTATCTAAATAAATTTTTAATTTATCTTTTTTCATATCTTCAACTGACTTATTTATATTGTTTATTTTTTCTTTGTGAATAGCATCGGAAAATATTATATTATTATTTAGTTCTTTTATAACATCATTATTATTTACTTTATTAGATTCATTTAATTTATTATTAGATGTTTCTAATTTATTATGTAATTGTATAATTTCTTTTGTTTTTTCTAATATTTCACTTTCATATTGTTTTATTTCTTCTAATATAGTTGGTTTTGATAATCTATTCTTTGTTGTTTCTAATAATATATTATATTGTTCATTATATGTCATATCATTAATTTTAAGATTGTCTTCAGATAACTTCATTACTTCTGCTTTTGATTTGTTATATTTGTCAATAATTTCTTTTTTATTTTTATCATACTCGTTTAAAAATAATTGACTTGCATTTATTTTACTTGTGATAATTTCAATATCCTTCTTCATTGTTTCTAATATATCAAAAGTCTTAGTGTATTCGATATCTTTTATATTTAAATTCTCAATATGGTTATTCAATACTTTTGTATTCTCTATATCCATAATATTTTTTAATTTATTATACTCTTCTGAATAAGTTGCTTTTTCTAAAACTTCCTTATTTTGATTTAAGATAGTCAATTTAGTATTAAAGTTATTATTAATGTTTTCCTTTTCTGCTTCTAGAATTTCTAGAGTTGTTTTAATAGATTCTATAATTTTATTATTTTCGTCTAATAACATAACATCTTCTTTTAGTTTTGAATATTCTGTATTATATAAACTAATTATAGATTCTAATTCTTCTATATCTTTACTATATTTGTTATTTAATTCTTGTTTTAAATTATCATATTTAGTATCAAGTGAATCCATATTTATATTAAAATTATTTGATAAATCTTCATTTATTTTTTTAAAACTAGTAACAGTTTCTTCTAGTAATGTTATCTTGTATAAAATGGTAATTGTTTCTTCTTGTGATAAACCACCTTTATTTAAAGTAGAATAATATTCTGATTTTGTTAATTCCATTTCTTCAATTTTTGTTAAATTTTCTAGTTTGGTTTGAGCATTATTAATATTTTCTATTTCTAAAAGTTGACTATATTCTTCTTCTTTATTATCTTCTATATTTTTTAAATTAACATTTAATTCTTCTTTTTTATTTTCTAATATTTTGTTAGTATCATTTATTTCGACCATCTTTAATTCCAACCTATCACTTAAGGCGTTATTGTCACCTACCTCTATTTTGTTAATTTCACCAGATAACTCGTTCTTTCTATTATTTATATTTTCTAAATCTTTTTCATATTCATTATTAAGTTCATTTACTTTATTATCATATTCTTCATTGTAGGTTTTCATACTTTCCTTGACTAAATCTTCAACTATTAAATTTAAGTTCTTCTGGTCTTCTATATAATTTTCATTTAATTTATTAATTTTATCAGATATATTATTCTTTTCTAATTCTATATTATCTAAGTTTTTAGTTTCAACAAGAATGCCTTCTTCTATTTTAATAATATCTTTAGATAATTCTTCATCTTTAGAAATAAATTGATTTTTTATATTATCATATTCTTCTATTTCATTATTTCTATTTATATCAAACTCTAATATTTTATTTTTAGCATACATTTCATAACTGTCTATAAAATTATTTTTATTTTCTAATAATATCATATGTTCTTCATTCATTTCTTGTTTAATTAATTCATCAATTGAATTATTGTCTATTTTTGACAATATATCTTCTGACTTTTTTAGTTTATTATTTGTATCAGTTAAAATGTTATTTGTATTTACTAATTCTACTTCTACACTAGAAATTTCTTCTTTTAGATTTATTAAGGAATCATTATAAACTTGAATTACTTCATTTATCTCTTCTTCTATTTTACGTTTATTCTTATTATGAATTAAATCAAGTTCTTTTATTATATTTGTTACTTCTTCATTAATTTCATAATCTACAATATTATTTAATTCTTTAGTTTCTAATAATTTATCAGACTTAATTTGTTCTAAATTACTATGATAATCACTTATATTTTTCTTATTATTATCTAAGAATTTCTTTTGATTTATCTTATTCTCTTCTAATAAATTATTAAGTGTTTTAATATCATCTATCAAGTCTTGTTCAATATTATCATTTGTAATAGTATTATCAGATAATGAATTTATTAAACCCACTGTATCCTTTTTAGAGGCTTGATAACTAATATTTGATTTCTCAATTTCATCCTTTACCAACTTAATTTTTGAATCATATATATTATGTATTTCAATCTCAACTTTCTTATTTATACCTTCCAGTTCTTCATTTATTTTTGTTGAAAATTCTGTTTTAATTCTATTATTTTCTTTAGTTAGTAATTCGATTGTTATATTATCTCGAATAGCTTCTTTTCTGATAGGTTCTAACTCTTTTAAATAGATTGATTCTTGTTCTTGGAATAATTTATTATATTTTTCATTTATTTTTTTTAAATTTGTTGTATGAATATTTCTTAATTTTTCAGTTTCTAATTTAAAATTATTATCTAATAAAAGTAACATAGTATTAGTATCATTATTTATTTTTTCTATATTTTTATTTAACTCATCTTGATTTTTAGTAAATCCATTTTTTGTTATAGTAACTTTATTATTATATTCGGTGGTACTATTTTTTATTTCATTATCTTGATTATTTTTGTTAATATTTTTTATTAAATGTTCATTTTCTAAATTTTGATCTATTATATTCTTTTTATTAAAAGTATATTCTTTTTCAATTAACGGATAAACTTTATTATATGTTTCTAATTTATGATTTAAATCGTTTTTATTTTTAATAAGACTTTCTTTAATATTTACTGTTAATTCTTTGTATTCTTCAAATATATTATCATATGTTTTATTATAAACATCACTGACTTGGTGTAGTTCACTCTTATAATATAACTTAATATCTTCCAAATTTTTATTGAAATTATTAATCAAATTATCATATGAACCTTCTTGAATAAATATAGTATTATTAGGCATCAACTTATAATAATTTATATTAAAATTATATATGGGTGGAAATATTATGAAAATTTAAATACTTATTTAATTTTTCATAATTTAATTTAAATGAATATAGTTAATTTTATCCTCAGATAATAAATTAACTATTTCATTAACATATAATAACTTCTTTGAATTTAACTCAACTATTTCTTGTTTAAATGATAAAGTATCGATTTCATTAATATTATTACCTCCTAACATCATATTAACCCGAATTTTCTTAGAATTATTTAGTTTTAAAATATGGGATGTATTTGATTTAAATAAATAAAAGTCATAAGCAACTTCATTATTTGATTCAATATTAATATTTAAAGTTAATATATATTTACCTGAACTTTTTTTTACAAATGATTTTCCTCTTAATTCGCCGTTAATTATAACAGCAACCATGTCATCTGATGAAATATTAGGTCCTTCAATCCATGCATAATAAGTAAACCCAACTGTTGGTTTTACTACAACAGGGCCACTAATTATTTCTAATAAATTTTCTTCAACTTCAATTCCATCTTCTAATCTGTCTTTTTCCTCAGCTTCTAATATGACTTTCTCCTCGGCGTCTCTTTTAGCTTTCTCCTCGGCTTCTAATCTAGCTTTTTCTTCGGCTTCTAATCTGGCTTTTTCTTCGGCTTCTAATCTGGCTTTTTCTTCGGCTTCTAATCTGGCTTTTTCTTCGGCTTCTAATCTGGCTTTCTCCTCGGCTTCTAATCTGGCTTTTTCTTCGGCTTCTAATCTGGCTTTTTCTTCGGCGTCTCTTTTAGCTTTCTCCTCGACTTCTAATCTGGCTTTTTCTTCGGCTTCTAATCTGGCTTTTTCTTCGGCTTCTAATCTGGCTTTTTCTTCGGCTTCTAATCTGGCTTTTTCTTCGGCTTCTAATCTGGCTTT